GCAAAGTATTTTTCCCGAACCGCCTTCAATTCATTCAAATTCATTTGTTCAAATGGTTTGGTTTGCAATTTATGATTTTCCGCCGGTTCGGCGGCATGTTCCAATTCAATCGTTTTCGTGGTGTCGCTGGTGCTGGTTTCGTCCGTGTTCGGTTCGTCCGCTTCGGCGTTTTGGGCTTCAAAAAATGAACGAACGTGAATGGATGTTGTGGGATATGCGCCAAAGGTCACCGCCGAAACATCGTGCAAAGATTTCACGCGCGAAATTACGCGAACGCCGTTTTCGTCCGGTTGCCATCCATCGCGTTCAACTTTGGCGGCGAATGACATTTGGTCGATGTCGCCACGTTGAATCAACGAATAAATTTCACGGCCGCGTTCGGTGTTTGCCAGCGTAGCGCGCATAAACAATCCGTCATTTCGTTTTTCGATGGTCATGGTGCCATTTGTGGTCCGGGCCAATGGCAAACCATCGTGATTGACCAAAAACCGCACGTCATCGTTCAACGCGGCATCGAAGGCATCACGCGCGATGCGTTCGCGAAATGGGCCAATGTCCGTGATGGTGTCAAATACCACCGCCATCCCTTCAACAACCATTTCCCCGGATTCCGCGCGTTCGATGGCTGAAATTTTGGCCACGCGCGTTTCGATGTCGTCGCCATGCATTGCGCGCAATTTCAGTTCATGCGCGTTTTGTTCGTTTTCCTGATTCATTGAATGTTGTTTTCGGACATTTTGCGCGAATAATCTTCGAACGATTCCAAATCAATTTGATTGATTTGCAACGTGTGAATTTCACCGCCACGCCCATCAATTGGATTCATGTTTTCGGCCGCGCGAACCTCATTCCGATTGACCACGCCGGCCATCAACATCGTTTGGAAATATTCGGCGCGTGTTTTCAAATCGCCGCGCGTCAATTCCGCCAAATCATGCCGCGCGTATATTTCCGGGCGTTCGAACGAAAAAATCAATTTTCGGTTAATTTCGGCCTCAATTCGCCGCACCCATGGAACGATTGTGTGGTTGCGAAACATGATTTGTTGTTGTTCCACGTTGTTATATGTCACGTCCGCATCAACGCCGACCATGGCGGCCGGAACGCTGAAAATGGTGCAAATTTCCCGGTTGCCCAATTTGCGCGTTTGGATAAATTGGGCCTCATCGGCTGTGATGGCAATGCGATTGTGACGAACGCCGAACGGCAACAAAATTGTTTTTGGTCCACCATTGGTTTCACGCCTCCACAATTCAACCAATTTTTCGCGTTGTTCATTGGTCATTGGCTGGTCTGACGAAATCACGCCGGTCAATTGGCCGCCATTCGCAAAATAATTGGCCCCGAAATTTTGCGCGGCCATCGAAACGCCCAAATTTTCCGCATGCAAGCGAATCGGCGATTTGCGGTGCATGTTGCCGACGACCAACATATTTTCAGGCAAAACGGCACCAAAACCGCGAATTTGATAAAACAATTCCCCATCGGAATTGTGTTTTTCCTCCACATCATCGCGATGAACCAAACGCAACGCGGTTGGGCGGCCATTTGGTGCGCGTTCAATGTGTGCGTAGGCCAAACCATTGATGACGGCCATTGCAATGAACGATTCCCAAAATTCGAACGCGGTTTGTTCGGGATTTGGCGTTTCCGAAATCAACAAATTCGTTGGGTGATTTGGCAACGGCGAAACGCGATTTCCAGTCCGTTCGAAAACGTTTACGCCCAACGATGCGATGGTTGATGCGATGCGATATGTGCATGCATAAACGGCCGCCAATGACATGGCCGTTTGTTCGTTGACGTTCACACCGGCGGCGGACATGGGAAAAATTCCCATTTCCGATGCGATGGTGTTTGGATTGAACCAACCAACGCGGGAACGCACCGCATTTGCGATTTTTTGAATTCGGTTCATGGTGCAATTTAGTCAAATTCACAACGATACAATCGTAAACACGTCATCACCCAATTGTGGTTGCGCCATGCGTTTCATGCGTTCGCCAATGGCCATGCACAATGCAACGATGGGGTCAATTTTGCCGCCTGATTTTTGTTTGTCCGGCTTAATGTTTCCGGCCGGGTCAACGCGCAATTCCACGTTTTGCAACGCCCATTTCAAAACCGGGTCACCATCGAATTTCAACCGGCCGGTTCGAATCAAAATTTCCAATTCCTTTGCCGGTGGTGACATGCTGATGAAACCTTGACCATATGGAACCACCGGCACACCATCATCGGTCAAATCAATGGCAATTTGCGTGGAATTGTACCGGTCAAACGCCACGCATTTCACATCAAACCGATTCATCAAACACGATTCATCGAATTCGGGGCCGGTTGGCGTTGCGTAAACGCCGGACAAAATGCGCCGGATTGATTGGTAATCCGTCACATTGCCATCGGTGATGTGCATGTTCGGCAATGACTGGAATTGGCCGTAAATGTGGCCGGAATCGTTTTGCAATGCCCGGTTGATGGCATCGGACGGCATGAAATAATGGCCGCGAACGTGCAACGTGTCGCCAATGGGGAACACCAGCATCAACGCCGTCATGTCGGAAACCGATGCAAGGTCCAAACCGGCCCAACATTCCGCGCCCGTCAAATCCGGCGTTTCGTGGTCAATGCATGCGTCAAAAACCGCCGATTCAATCCAAGTTTTCGACGATTGCACCCACAAATTGCAATGTTTGGTTTTGAATTCCGTGATGCGCGAACCGCCCATGTTTCGCGCTTGCTGGTATTGATTGCGCAACAATTTCGTGGAAATGGTTTCGCCCAAACTTGGATTGGCCTTTGCCCAAACGTTTTCGTCCGTCCAATCATCGGCCGCATCCAATTCGTAAATGATGGCAAATTGGGAATCATCCGTTTTGATTCCATCCAAAATTTGTTTCACCGATTTTTGCATTTCGTGGCATGGGCCGCCAATTGAAAACCCGGCTGTGGTGATGGTGACGTGCAATGGATTTTTTCGCGATTGCATGCCCGAACGCAACACGTTTGAAACCTCATCGGTGGCGTGTGCATGGTATTCATCGACAATGGCCAAATGTGGGTTTGTGCCGTCCATCGTTTGTTTGTCCGCGCTCAAATAGGTCAACCGGGCGTTGATTTTTGGAAACAAAATGTCATGTTTGCGCGGTTCCAAATACTTTTTCAACGGCGATTTTGACGTTGCCATTCGGAACGCCTCATTGAATCCAATTTTTGCCTGGTCACGTTTGGTGGCGGCAAAATAGATTTCGGCGGCGTGTTCCATGTCCATCACCAAACCGGCCATGGCCATTCCAGCCAACAACGTTGTTTTCCCGTTTTTGCGGCCTACGGCCAAATAGGCGTAATTGAACCGCCGGGTTCCATCGTCGCGAAACCAGCCATATAAATTCCACAAAACGAATTGTTGCCACGGCAACGGAACAAATGGTTGGTCGGCAAATGCGCCCATGGTATGGCGCAAAAATTTCGTGAAAAAATCCAAGTATGCGCGCGCCACATTTGGTTTGAAAACCATGCCGCGTTCCTCGCATTCGTCCAAATCGCGCAAATATCGTTCACATGCCAACCGGCAATATTTCCCGGCGACGATTTTGCCCGAAACCACGTCCCGCGCGTACTGGTGCGCGACATCGTTTTTCAATTCGTCACCCATCGCGGCGCGTCAACAATTCCGTCAATTCATCCGTTTCATCCGTTCCGGCAATTTTGCGTTCAATGTATTGTACCAATGCTTGTTTGCGTAAACGCGTTTCCTTCAATTGTTGCCATTCCGGCCATGCGCGCGAATAAGTATCGCCGGATTTGCCGCGAACCTGATATGTCGTGCCGTTTTTGTTCACGAACGTTTGTAGGTCCGTTTCTTCGATGATGACGCATGCCAACGTTGAAATCAATTCCCGAACGCCCGGCGTGATTTCGGTGCGCGATTCGTAATTGTTCAACAATTCGGTCGTCATCCGTTTTTGTTTTGCATTCATGATTGTTTTATTTCAATACTAAATGGCCCCCATTGGCCGGTTCCCCTTTTAGTCCGGGTCAACATTTGTTCGCCCCCCTAAACGGCGGCGATGGAGGGGCCGGACCAATCGGTTTTTCGGACCCCGTACCCGGTCAAGGTTTGTTGTTGAATTCGGATTGATATTGGATGCGTTCCAACGCTGATTTGCGGTTGTGGCATGATGTGCAAAGCGATTGCCAATTGGACGAATCCCAAAATTCACCACCAGCGCGAACGGGCGTAATGTGGTCAACAACGTTGGCCCATTCACCGCAATGATTGCATGTCGGATGTTTTCGTTTGAATCCATCACGCGCACGTTTCCACGCATTGGTGAAATATCGTTTGTCTTGTGGCGTAGGCCGTTCGGATTTGCCATGGGATGACCATGGATTTGGCGTGGCTTTGCGATTGATTGATGGCATGGTTGATTGATTCATGTGTGATTGATACGGCCCAAAACATCATCATGAACGGCACCCAACCATTTCATTTGTTCGAACGTCATTGGCTTTGTGTCCACGACCATCACACCGAAATGATTGCGCGCGGTTTCCGTGCGCGCAACCTCGATGAATTCAATGATGTTCATGGCAATTTGTTTGCGTTCGGCTTCGCTGAATTCATCACCACGCCGAATTTCCGCCACGCGGGAAAATGGTTTTTCGTAGTTCGGCAATGCCTCAATCGGTTTGCGTTTCGCTTGTTTCATCATTGAATGGTTTGGTGATTTGCAACATTTCCGATTCGGTCAATTGAATTGAACCGCCCATTTCCGAAATGGTTTTTTTGGGCCGTGGCAAATCCAATGATTTCACAAAATCGGAAAATCGTTTGACATCTTCGGGTGATGGTCCATCACTGGTGCGCGTTTTCAAATCGTGATGGGCGCGTTCATGATGTTGATTTTCGCGAAACGTGATGGTGTATTGTTCCTCATAATTGCGCAACGCGCCAATCAATGACGGCGTGTCAAATCGGCCAAACAACGTGATTTCGCCGCGCCGAATCATTTGCATAACGCGCGCGAATTCCTCGATTTTTAAGGTTGGGAACATGTCCACAACATCATCAATCGCCGATTGCAAATCGTCCTGATTTTGCCACGAACGCGAATCAGGCAAACGAACGGCGCGCCATGTGCGCACCAGTTCCGCCAACAAAATCATTTTTGTTGCCACGCGGTTGATTGACAATCCCGCCGTGATGGGCAAACCGGCATCAAATATGTTTTTTTCCGATTGGTTTGCAATGATGTCCGAAATGCCCGTTTTCAGGATTTCCAAATGGCGCGTTTGGCGTTCCCGCCGTGCGGCAATGATTTCATTTCGTGGCCCATTCGATGGCATTGTTTGCGTCAAATGGTTTGTTTTTGTCGATGGTTGCATGTGGTGTGTTTTGATTGTTTCGGCGCACCCAATTTCGCGCCGTTGATTTCCAACAAACGATTTTTCCCGTTCGGCGTTTCCAACCAACGGATGACCAGTAATCCCAAAACGATTCCCAATCGTTCGAATTCAATTCGGTGAAATATTCCCGGCATTCATCAATCGACGATGGTTTTTGGCCTGACGATGACGATTTTTTTGTGACGGAATTGTTGACAACCAAATTTTTTTCGTCCGGATTTGAATTTTGTTCTGAATTATGTTCTATACTATTATCTATGTGCGCGGTTTTCCGCTCATCAGGTGCGCGGAATTCCGCGTGGCTGGTGCGCGGTTTTCCGCTCATCAGGTGCGCGGCCGATTGCATACGCGCGGAATTCCGCACATGTTCCGGAACGTCAAAATTGGTGGTTGTTCGCAACATCCGGCGGTGGCCATTGTAGGCCGCGATTTCGACCAATTCCAAATCAATCAAACGTTGAATCATCGCGGACGTTTGACGGCGTTTGCGATGGATGCGTTCGGCGATTTGGTCAACGGATAACCAGCACGTCCCGCCGTTGTGCGAAAACGCGTGGATGATGCCCCAAACGGCCCGGTGCGGCCAATCAATTTCCGGGATGCGCTGGATTGATTCCGGAATGATGATAAATGTTTTGGTGAAATCATCCATGAATCAATTTTGACCGATGGTTTCGGTTTGTTCCATGATGGCCGATGCCAAATCGGCAATGAATTGTTTTCGTTCCTTCGGTGATTTGCCTTCGGACATGAAAAACGCATGGCGCATCAAATACGTTGGTTCCCGTTTCATCCATCGCGAAATCGTGTGTTCGGCAACGCCCAATTTTTCGGCCAACGATTTTTGCGAACCATAGTGTTCGACGACGAATTTGTGCAATGGTGTCATGACGTTTGAATTTCGAATTCGGTGCGCAACAAATCACACCGGATGTTCAATTTGACGATTTCGTTTTTGCTGAAATAATGAAAAATGGTGTTCCATTTCGTTATCAATTCCAAACGTTCGGTTTCCGCCATGGCCGAAACGGATGTGTTCAATTCAACCGCGTTTTGGGCTTGACCAATGCGTTTGGCCAACGCATCCAATTCGGTTCGCCGCTGGTATTGTTCCAAAACCAATTTGGCCAATTGCCGCCGTTGGCGTTTTTTCCGTTCAATCAATGATTCGGTCATGGCGCAACAATTTCAACGGATGGCGGAAAACCGGCGTGACGCTGTGGCGCATATTTCCAACGCACAATCACAATCAAACCCCACAACCAACGTTTTTCAATCATTTCGATTGGAATGCGTTTGGGCAAAATCGGGTTCCCGGTGATGTTTGATTTCGCCGTGGATTCGTCCCGTGGCGGCAAATCGTCCTTTGTTCCTACGGCAACCATTTCACCATTTTCACCGGGCAAAACCGGCCCGGTTTCACGCGCCAATTCATCGTTGATGGTGTCCGCCGTTGGCCGCAATCCCAAATGGTAAATTCGCCAATTTATCGTTCCGGGCGTTCGGCCCAAAAATGCGGCAATGTCATTGATTGAAACGCCGTGTTCGAACATCATGTTCAATTTGGCATCGTCGGATTCATTCCAACGTTTGTTGTGATTCGCTGGTTTGGTGTTCATCGTGATTTTGTTGTGTGTTGCTGGTTTGGTGTTCACGGAAATTTCGATTTGTGGTGAACCTTCAATTCGTGTTGAAGGTCCATCAATTGTTTTGCCGTGTCGCGAATGCTTGCAATGTCTTTGTTCGGCTGTGGCCACATCATCGCGTGGTCGATGGCCCACGATGCAATCATTGATGAATCCCGGTCATTTGTTTTGGTCATGAAATTCGTGTTCGGGGCCATGCCTGATTTTGGGCCGGCGTTTTCAAATTCAGGTTTGCGAACTGAAATTTTCATGACACCATCGTGAACGCCGTTGTTTTGCACCACCACATCGGAACCGATTTGGTACCATGGCGATTCATTTTTGGCGTTCGCTTGACCAATTGAACCATCGTCAAAGGTCAATTCGAAAACGTGCATCATCGCGCCGGATGAATGTTGCCAATTGTTTTCCGGGCGATACGACATCGCCGTGATTTTTTTTGTGGTCATCACTTTGTGATTTGAATGAATGTCAAAATTTGCCACGGAAATCGTGGATGGTGGCGATTGGTCCAAATGTTTTTGAAGGAACGCAACCGCGATGCAAAACGTTTGATTTCGCCGGTGCGTTTGTCAACCAAACAAACGTAAAACCGGAAACCATCGGCGGCCATGGTTTCCCATGATTCGGAAACGTTGGCGGGAATCATTGCAAACGGCATGGCACCGGCCATTGTTGGCAACGGCGGAATCGTAGGCCGTTTACGTTGCGTTTCCAACGCCCAATCATCCCAATGTGAATGTTCGAAATAATGGTTCATCGCGGAATCAGTGACGCGGAAAAACGGGCCATCACGGCCGCGAAATCGTTTTGACGTGGTTTCGGTTCGCGGCGTTCGCCAAACGGCGTGAATCGTTCGCGAATGGCCACCGGGCAATTGCCATGAATGGTTGCATACCATTCGTAAAAATCCCGGCATGGATTCGTCGGAAATGACGTGGATTTGATGTGTGCCATGTGTGGTGATGGTTATATGAAATCTTCAATTGGAACATATTAGTCGCCGTCCCACACATATTGACCACTGGGTGATTGATTTGATATAACGTGCGGTGTGCCGTCCGAGGTTGGATTTGAATAACCTTGTGACATGGTGATGTGTGTTGTTTAATGATGCCGCCCGGCAAATCCGGGCGGCGTTGGTTGTGCTGGTGAATTAGATGGCAACGAATTTGATGGATTCGATGCGAATGCCTTTGGCGATGGCTTGTGCGCGCCATTGCTTCGCGTAATCTTTGGCGCGGCCGCCCGGAAACGCGGTGCGGCCTTTGTATTCCAAACGGATGTTTTCGGACCGGTGCGTTTCGCCGAAAATGTCGCGTTCAAAGGTCAATTCGACGGCGTAAAATTTGGCGGTCAACGTGGCGTTGAAATCGGTGGTGGTGGTTGCGGTGTTCATCGTGGTGTTGTGTTGTGCGTTGTTCATGGTGTAAATGTA